TGTTATCCGTTTGAGGGTGTCCTTGACAATAATCCAATATTTCCTGTGAGGGTTAGCATTGGCAACTCATGGAAGGGTTGGAAGGGGCTCCGCGTATATCCGTAATTATCTATCACTAACTTAAGTGTGAAGTGTATTTTAGTAGTTATGGGAAGGAAAAAACATACTATTCCGAAGTGGATTAAATCGAATACCTCTGAGACTATGGCCACTAGCCAGGTTTTCAGATTCAAGGTAAAGTTTCCGAATAGCCACGAGGAAGAGATTGATCTATTAAGTGATATCGATATTGATTACGATATTCTTGAGAGTCATTTAGAGGAGATACCGGCGCAATATATGTTTTGGGCGGCCATTTACAGCGAGCTTAAGAGTATGGTGGCGATCGCTGAAATGAAGGTTGATCGTCGAAGAGCAACATTGACAAAACAGATCCTAGAGGATTTCAAAGCCAAAGCCATAAAGCTTACTGACAAGCAGCTGGTGAATCTTGTTACTATAGATAATAAATTGGCAACACTTCAGGTAGAATTAGCCTCGGCCCAAAAAAAGACCGGTAAGGTCTATCACATGGTTGAAGCGATTCGCCTGAGATCTGAGCACTGTAGATCATTGGCGGGATTTAAACGTCAGGATAAAGAGCAATCGAGTCAACAGACCTAGTAAAGGAGATTCTCATGTCACGCAGCGGCAAATATGACATCCACAAAATCCGAAACCAAGTCAGGGAGAAGGTAGGTAAGAAGAAGGACCCGACCGAGTTCAGGCCTCCCAAGGCCGAAGATGGCCAGCCCGCCATCCAGTTCCGTTTTTTTGTCCTCCCACCATTCGCGGAGGGCGACGAGTTGGCGACCGGTCCGGCCACACAAGGCATGGAAGAATTCTTTATTCGGAATGGCTCCCACTACCTTGACAACAAGCGGTTAGGTTGCCCCCGGGTCATTAATGATGATGAATGCCCCATCTGCCAACATGGTTTCGATCTTATGAAAGAGACCGAGGTCAAGGACCAGAGACGAGACATTGCCAAGCGTTTGCTACCTGGCACCTATTATATGGTTAACATCTACTTCCCGAACATCGACAAGAACCCCGAGGAATTGCGCGGGCAAGTCCGGTGGTACAATTGCCCGAAGACTGTGTTTGATATATGGGAAGATTGTCTCTACCGTGATGATGACGGCGGGGACCCCCAAGAACCGTTGCCTTTTGGTGTCTTCTACGATGAAGAGGAAGCTTACCTTTTCCGACTTGAGGTTGTCAAGCAGGGCCAGGCGAATAGCTATACCAAGTCCAAATTTTTTCTTACCGAGAGTCTCCAAGCTGTCCCGATCGGTGGCAAAGCCGGCCACCCGGACCATAAGAAGATCATCGAGATCCTATCGAAACGGCACGATCTCTTTGACAAGGTACCCGACGTGTCTGCGGCTGACATCGAGGGAGTTGCACGCAACCTCACTGGCGATGGCGATGATAGTAGTAGCGGTTTCGATGCCGATGAGACGCAGGACAAGAAGGTCGTAAAGGAACGAAAGACTAAGAAGAAGAGTGGTCTCAAACCGGCTGTCTCCGAATCCTCGGCCTCTACCAAAACCAAGGTTAAACCAGTAGATGATGTAGACGACCTTGCTGGTCTGGATGAAGAGCCCGTAAAGGAACCGGTTGTCGGCGAGGTGCCAGCCGACGAGGAACCTCCATTTAATGAAAAGGAAGCAGAACCAGAGGCCCGAGAAAATGATGGCGATGACGATGATGTCGACGCACTTCTTGACCAACTAGGTGATGACTGATCTCTAGGGCTTGAGGACTGGAGCTGGACCCCAGGGCTTATACACATAGTAGCCCCGGGTCCAGTCCCATGAGGGGTAAATCTGTGAGTTCTGCACCGATACTGTTGGTTGACGCGCGCAATCTGATGTATCGGGCTATCTTCGCCAATAGGAAAGAGCAGAAGTCTGGTGCCCGATTACATCACTTTACCGTTATGGTTCGATTTATGTGGGGGTGGTTGGATAAATTCAAACCTTCTGGTGTTTGCGTCTTCTGGGATGCCAAAAAGAACACCATTTGGCGCAAGAAGATACTTGCAGATTACAAGGTCCGGAACGAAAACGAGCTCTTCGAAGATATCAAGGACGATTTAATCTACACGCAGGTGTCTGCTAAAGCTATGTTCGCCGAGATGGGTGTTTGGCAGTTTAGTAAGGATCATATGGAGGCTGATGATCTGATTTACTCTGCCTGTCGAACGTTATCACCGCGGGAATTAATTATTGTTTCCACCGATAAGGATTATGAGCAAGTTATTTTTCGGATGCAGAACGTTCGATTGTGGAATCCTATGGTTGATTCTGGCAGGGGTAAGTTCATTGGAGCTACCGACCACGATCCGGCGGTTGCCAAAGCCCTAGCCGGCGATAAATCAGATAAGGTTCCTGGATACTCTGGTATCGGTCCTGTGAAGAGTGCCAAGATGGCGAGGAATCTCCGGGAGAGGGAAGAATTTCTGCGGAATCATGATGGCTGTTTACCGCAACAGAAACCTGTCTGTACTGTTTGCGGTGGGCTCGGCCGCAAGGTGTTCATCAGGAATCTTCTGTTGATTGACTTGTCCCTTAATCCGGAACTGTTGAAGAATGATTTGTATGTCCAACGAGTGCTGGTAAACAGGCCAAAATTCAATAAAGCTCAGATCAAGGCAATGGCCAAAAAGCACAAAATCGCTGGCCTTGTTGGGGAGTATGATCGGGTGATTGTGCCGTTCAAGCTTCTTCTTGAGCGGGCAGAGGCTGCCATCTAGGATATCGATCGTCTTTGGGTATGTGGCGGGTATCGCGACGGCCACATCCCTACTATTGGTTCTATGGTCTGCTCCGATGAGCTTCGCGGAGAGCCGAGAACCCACGAATCTGCGGATGACTCAGAAAAGATATAATAAAGTTCTCTAGGAGACGATCATGGCTATTGGTATTCACGTCGCGCGAGTTAACTTTGTTGCTGTAGATTTGGCAGGACAATTCTTAGATAAGAATGCCGAAACTTCCACTCCTGCTACCATCGGTGAGATGACAAATTTTAGTAATGAGCATAGGATAATGCTAAATCCAGCTATTCCGAATTCTGCCAATTACCCTCGGGTCTCTGCCTATCTTGAGCTTGAGGCTGATGATAATTATGTCTTGCATTATATGGATCAGAATACTGTTGTTACCTATGAGCATGACGCGGGGCCATTACCCTAGTATATAGAGTATGAGCAAGAAACCCCAGCGTACCGCTAGCCAGGTGGGTAGATCTAACGTTCAGACCTCTAAGGCCCATGAACGTCGCATAGCTCATCTTCTTTCTGATTGGTCTGGTGTAGAATTCCGCCGGCGCCGTGTGGAGGGCCGGATGGCGGATACTATTGCTAGGGATCTTACTGGCGATGTGATCCCTATCGATCGTTTTTGTCATTTCAATATTGAGTGTAAGAAGGGGGAGAATTTTAGTCTTGATGCTATGTTGTCTAACGTCAAAGGCTGCCAATTTGCAAAGTGGTACCACCAGTCCTCTTTTGACGCGAAGTTATGTTCTGAGCAGCACAAGCTGAAATTCCTACCTCTCCTTTTCTTCAAGCCTGTTCCCAATTGGGATTGGGTAGCTGTTGATACCGCGGCTTTAGAATTTCTTAAGCCGCTTGGTGAGAGAAGTATAATTGCGGCAGCTACTTGTCCCAGGGGACATCTCTGGTTTCCTCATTTTGTTTACGATCAGTACGATCGGTGTGGTGAGATCTCGCACAATGTTGTCCACACCAGGAAAGCTAAAAATAAGATAATGGTGTCTTTAAAACTTGGGCCGTGTTTCATTTGCCGGTGGAGAGATTTTGCTGCGAATGTAGATCCGGAGTCATTCTTGATGGGGGCCGATAAATGTGTGGGGGATGCGGAAGAAAGAGCACGGCCGTCCGGGTAGCTCGGAATGTTCCCAAGAACAAGCTCAAGACAATGACCAATAGAGTTATTGTCGTGCGGCACGAAGCGGGTAAGAAATCTAAAGTTAAACGTTTCAAACCCAGCACACCGACTGGTGGTGTCCGTGTTGTGCGAAGTGGGAGATAATTATGCCCTGCGGCGGCTGCGGCGGGGGCGATGTAAAAATCGCACCTAAAAGGTTGACTACGACAATTCCCAATAGGACATCGCCTAGTGTTCAGAAGGAGCTGCGCCCCAAACCGATACAGAGAATGGCTTCTCCCCTCAAGCCACGGACACAAATAAAAGTACGACCTCTAGAATTGGTTAAAGTGGCTAGAAGTCGTGCACGTGATATACGGTTGTGCCCCGTTTGTGGTGCTTCTCTGAGTATTGAAATAACAGGGAGAACTCGTCGCAAACGATTTAGGTGCATCCGATGTCAGAAAACATATACATAATTATTGGTAGCTGGATACTTATAATTCTAGCCGTCGAGCGTACGATTGAGATAATCAGTGATTCGAAGTTCTTCTTTCCCCTTCGTAATTGGTTGGCTCGGCGTACCCTATCAGAGGATGCTACACGCACCGCATCTAAGTTGCTGTTTATTTTTTTACACAATATTATTTCCTGTGCGTGGTGTTTGAGTGTATGGGTTTCGATGTTATTTTGTTGGTTTCTGCCGGGTGAGTATTTCTGTGTGGCGGCAGCCCATAATATTCTTGTTAAATGGTTGGCGCTGGTGGGTATGACCAATCTCTGGCATAGGATTTTTCAGAGGGCGATGACTTTGGGTGTATATAATGGTATTATAGAGGTCAAGCACACACTTAAGATGGTTGGGAGTGATTCCGACGAGGATGAAATGTCAGAACTCGGTATTATTATAGGGGATGGCGGGGATGGAGAATATCCAGAGAGCGATGAATAGGCAAAAGTCGGTCCAACAACAGGCCGAGGCTTTTGATGCACCAATCATTAACACAGTCAATGATATTAAACGCGTGCTTCACGAGCTTGATCCATCTATACGACTAAACCAATCGCAGGAGGATATTAAGTTAACAACGGATCTTATTGGTTCTGATGGTAGGAAGTCTACTAATTTCCAAGTTCAGACAATTACGTCCTCAAAGTCACACCGGCAGATTTTGCTTGAGGGATTCCGGGTGATAAAGCAGAGACTAGAGACTGCCGAAAAGCTGGCGAAAGAAGAGACAATTCGTGCTGTTGAGGTTAATGGTAGACCGATGACACCCCCGGCTGCTGTGAATACGGAAGGTCGGCACGCCATAGATGCAATTATCGAGCGTCTGCTCGGTGCGCATCGGGAAGGGCAATTCATTTGTTGGGATTTGTCTGACGGTTATACTTATCGTTATGAGATCTTTCAACACAGATTGATTAGGGTATTGCGTGATGCCGGAGATACAAGTCCCGCCACTGGCGGTGTATAGGAGTATTGCTGATTACATACCGACTTACGCGGATTTTGTAATCTGGACGCGTTGGTTTAGGACGTGGTATGGCGTGGTGGTCGATTTCGATGCCGATAAGCAGCAAGTAGCAGTGGCTTTCGAAAATACTCCTCGACTGCTGTTTACAATGCACGAGGATGAGATTCGCAATAGCCTAGTAATACTAAGCTTACCGGATATCAGGAAAAGGAAAAGAGGACGCTGGTATGTCCAAAAGACCAATGACAATCAAAACGTCTGGTATATCTGAGTTACCCACCCTGCTGCCATTGCCCCCACCTATCCCTATCGATGAGTTTATGGGAATTCGGGGGATGTTTTGTTATATTATAGAACACTATGGGCAGACTGGTGTGTCTCTGTTGATATGCCGTGATGGTGAGAACGTTCAATTTCTTGTGGGTGATTGGAATGGTAATGCCATCCCACTAGATGATCCTAAAGACCCATTGTGGGAAGTTGCCCATGCTTGTTTGAATTCTGTGGCCATTATGGCATATCAGGTTCTTAAACATATCAAAGTTGAGCAGGCAATCCTGTATTTTGTAATATCTGGCGAAAAGTTTATTCTAACTGATGTGAGGATTAGCCTAAATAAATTTGTCGGTCCTGGTATGCTTCAGGATGTTTTTGGGAAAGTGCTCGAGACGCAGCGGGTGATCTGTATCGAAACGTTAAACGATGCAATTATGGATTCTATTTTGGTCGGGCGGGATCGGTTTTCACCAAGTATTATATTGAAACCAAGTCGTTTTCGATTTGCTACCTTGGGGGATGATCCTATCCCGCTTTATGTAGAGGTGATAAGGTAAAATAATGTTTATATTAATGTGTGGTCTACCATCCTGTGGTAAATCAGTAACCATCGACATCATAATACAAAAGACAATGGGACCACCCGTCCGGGTTATCCGACCCGAGGATTGGTTACCGGACAATATTAATAGCCTCGGAGCCGAAGCCGAAAAGAATTATCGGATTGAATCTTGGAAATTTGCCATATCAATGGCAGAGAAAGCAGTCGAGGAGTGTAATTCGTCCGAATTGATAGTCTTAGATTGTGCTAATTCTAAGTTTAGGCCACTTGAGAGTTTACTTCGGAGGGCTAAACGCAATGGGCACAAGTTGGCAGTGTTATATGTGAATTCGAGACCCGCACAGTGTGAGGCCAGGGCCGGTGATAAGTGGGTGGGTGCGCAGGTAGTTCAAACTTATGTCGAGAGTATCCGAAATTCCTTGCCAAAATTTAAAAGTAAGTGCGATCGGATAATTATTGTTGAGAACACTGACACTCTCGCCGCGCTTGAGCAAAATGCTCTTGTCGCTTGGAGTAAATTGTGCCCGACTATGTAAATTCCCACGACTATGATCTACATCTTGTTGGTCCTGATGGTAAGAAGGTTATCATACGTCGCGGGAAAAGCATATGTCTTCCATCATTCTTTGACCGTTATGTCAAACGAGGGTTTCTGAAGCATCTGCGCACGTCTCAACGGCCAACCGTGACGGAAACTGTTCAGCCGAAGAAATACCATCCTTCACGCAGCCAGGCACTTGGAATTGCTAAGAAGAGGTCACTGGTTATGGCCGAGCAGGGTGCTGCCTCTGCATTAACTCAAGCCAAAAACGCTGAAAAGCAGCCAGCTTCTAACCGTATCGTCTCGTCGAAAACTAAACATACTTTGCATCGGATCAACAAAAGTCGGGCTAGGCAAATTAATGAAAGTCGGGCTAGGCAGCGCCTCCAAGCTCAGATAGTTGGCAGGGGATTCAAGCGAGGTGCCACAGAGGCATTGCACAAAACATTATCCACAATGTTCTACCCGATCAGCAATGGTGTCGGGGTTGGAATATTATCATTTAATCGTCCGAAATCGCTTCGGCGACTGGTGAACTCTATTGTTGGGACGACCGATTTACAGAAGACTACTGTTTTCATAAGCGACGATGGTAGTACCGATGTTGAGTTGCATCGCTATTTTACCAAGCTCGAGAAGACGAACAACTTTGTCATTCTCAGAAATAGGACTCGCTTGGGGATCGCTGGGAATTCTAACCGCCTATTGCGTTGCTTACAGCGTTTTCCGAGTAAGTTGCTCCTCAATGATGATGTTGAGGTCTTAGCGAAAGGATGGGAACATTTCTACTTTAATACAATGTACAATACAGGGCTGCACCATTTCTGTTTGAACCAGCCGGGCGTTTATGGTGCGTCTGAAGGTGTCAAACAGCCAATGAGGGATAAGCTACTCATCCGGGTTGACGTTCGCCCACATGGGGCTGTGATGGCTTTGGATGATCGGGCGTTTGCCAAAGTTGGATATTTCAATGAGGCTTTTGGTTATTACGGTATGGAGCATGTTGATTGGTCGACAAGAGTAGCCGCTGCTAAACTGCAGCCACCGGGTTACTGGGACGTTGACGGGGCAACCAAGTATTTCAGAATCCATTCCGATCGTTCGGCTGTCCCGGACCGCATAAAACATCTACAGATTGCTCGATCAAAATACACCGCTATGGGTGATCGGCCTGTTAAGATTGCGGCGTCTGGCAAGTCGAAAGTTCCGTCGATATCGTGTATAATCCCGTTCAAGGATATTGGACGGCACCAATCTATTATGACTGCAATAAATAATATCAGGGCTCAGCGATTTCCTTGTATCGAGATGATTGCCGCCGAGCAAGATGATCAAAGTTGTTTCAAACCAGATGAGTTGTGCTGCTTAACTCATTTGCTTGTGGCTACACCCGGAAAACCATTTAACAAAAGCATGGCTTTTAATGCAGGTGTTTCCCGTGCTAGCCATGATAAATTGCTGCTTCATGATGCCGATACCCTGGTGCCAGCTCATTACACACAATTGGTCTTTGATACTTTAGATCGTGCTGACTCTTGTCATCTCGGGGCTAGGGTAATTTACGCGGATAAGACGTCGACAGACAGTATCAATACACACAATCGGGTAGATAAGACCGTTACTGCCGAAAAGATTGTCACCTATTTCGAAGGAGGGAGTATTGCCTGTCTTACTGATACTTTCTGGAAAGTTGGTGGATTCGTTGAGGACTATTGGGGCTATGGCTGTTTTGCACAAGATAATTATGTTCTTACTGCCAATGGTTATAAAGACATCGCAGATGTGGTTGATGGAGAATATCTCTACACACACGAAGGGCGATTTCGTCCAGCCACAACGAGAAAGCGTTTTTACAAAGGAGAGATACTGAATATTTTTGTTGCTGGGAGATTAGGAATTAAGGGAGTGACGCCAGAACATCCATTTCTAGTGCGTGATGGTGAAGAGTTTGTATGGAAAATAGCCAATAATATCAAGGAGGGCGATGAGTTATTGGATACAGATTTCATGTCCGAATTATTACCACCATATGATATCGAGTTGGTGACTAGGTCAGATAGATCACACAATCGGTCTAAATTCGGCACCGTCACCAAAATTGATTCAAATCAGCATACTGGGATGGTTTATAATTTCGAGGTGTCTGGCGACCATTCATATGTTGTTAATGGTTTAGCGGTCCACAATTGCGAAGATTGCAATTTCTATTTCCGCCTATCTAAGGGTAGTCGTTGGCATGAAAACAGGATTATAGATCTTGTTCATTTGTGGCACATACGCACCAGTGGGTGGATGAAATATCATGATGCGAATAAGGTGTTTGAGAAGCAACTTGCCGGGTTTAGTGTTGAGGATCAAATCTTGAAGCAGCACAAGTATTTGAAGAATACATCATACGCCAAATTTGTAAGTCAAGCTTTAGCGAGGCAGTAATCACGAAAGGAGCAAATCGTGGTTCAACTCGATCCTAGGTGGCTTGATGAGATGAGTACTTCAATATTTTGCGGTGCGTTATTGTCGTTATCGGGGGAGCCCATATGTGGATTTATGGCGTACTTTGTGGATCATGCTTTTCCCGTTCTTGATTGTAGTGCTGTTCCGGGGACGAACAGCATTTTTTAAAATCATCTTTTGTCTCTATAATCCATTTATTTAGCAAATGGCGATGACGAATTAATTCACTCTGCATTGTTGAGTAATGGACTAAATTCTGGGTTTCGCCGGGGTCAGCCTCAAGATCAAAAAGCATCTCGGGATTTTCGCCATAAGAAAAAACAATATATTTATACCGCTGACTACGCACCATACGTCCCGCCCGTTCGGGCTGATTCTTAAAAGCCTGAAGTTCGGCTACGAGGAAATCGCGACCATTTAGGTGAGGATTCTCAATCAATGGTCGCAGACTGATTCCTCGTATGTCTTTTGGTACCTCTAAATCCGCATAATCGCACACTGTGGGGAATATATCAAGCCCAGAAACCAAATGAGTTTTGTCCACAACGTCTGCTTGTATAACGTCTTTCCAACAGATAATCATTGGTACGGTAACCGATTCTTCATAAAGCATTAGCTTAGTCACCCAATGGTGACTGGCACGTCTGCTGATCGGTCATGATAAATAATAGATTCAATTTTCTATCCGTTTTCACAGGCTGGGCAGGTATATAAGATAACAATGGCATAGACATTGATCTATTTCTGGTTTAACTTTTACCAAAGGGTTGTATTAATGAGAGTTCTCATTTGCCATCGTCCAGGTGGGGCCTTTGGATTTATCACGGATTCTTGGATTAACGCATTGTCAATGGTTCCAGAAATTCAGGTCCGGCGCTGGGACGGCAAACAAGGATCGTGGGATAACTTCAAGCCAGATCTATATTGCGGAGCTAGCGGACATCGCCAGCTCATTCCAGGGAAGGGCCAAAGGGGTGGCTGTAAAATCGCCATACACGCCAACCCCTATTGCCCGACCAAGGTACAACCCAACATAAACGAGCAACCAGAAGCCATCAAATGGGTCAAGGATCAAGAACCAGATGTTGTCTACGGTTATGGACTAGAGAAAGATCGTTCTTACTGGTCATGGTGGGATCGCGGCGGGATACCCTGGATTCCGATGGCCTGTGCGGGTGATGCTACTCAGTTCAATCCCCATAACGGGAGTCATGAGAAGGATATTGTCTATTTGGGCGGGCGCTGGGATTACAAGGCTAAGAGTATTGACCCGTATCTCCTGCCTGTACTCAGGGATCGTGGTCTATCTTGTGTGATATATGGCTGGGGCAATTGGCCCTCTGATCTGATAGTCAGCCGGGCTGCTGATTCACAGGTTCCGGGGATCTTAGCATCAGCGAAGATTGGACCGTGCATTGCAGAGTCCCACACTATTCGTCATGGTATTGATGTGCCGGAGCGTGTTTTCAAAATTGCTCTGAGTGGGACAATTGCTGTTCATGATCCAGTTGCTAATTTTCACGAAGTTCTTGAGAGTGTGCCGGTAGCTACATCACCGTCTGCCTATCACGAGAAGGTAAAGTCTCTGGCCGCAGAAACACCAGAGGTCACCACTAAGGCGAGGAAGCAATACAATGAGGTTTTTGGGGCTCATACTTACCATCATCGATTGGCCGGTTTGTTCAAGTTTCTGGGATTTAATAATGAATCACGGGCTATATTACAGAGTTTGAAGCTTCTTAAGGTGGATTTTTAATGGACGATCTTTTCAATGGCCTACTCACATTGAGCTTCACAGTTCACAGAGCAAGGCGCTCTCCCTGTGCGTGAATTTCGGCCGACCCGACCGTATTCCAAAACATTTCTGGCAGCATTAACATCCCGATCATGCTCAGTCAGACAAACAGGACACTCCCATACTCTATCCCTCAGAGACAAATCCTGTTTAACCCACCCGCATTTAGAACATGTTTTACTGGAGGGAAAGAATCTATCAATCTTCTCTATCTCGCAGCCATACCACTGTCCCTTATAGCTCAACTGCCTAAGGAATTCGGCCCAGCCAAGATCGTTGATAGATGTTCCGAACCTCTTCTTCATCTGCTCTAAGTTTAGATCTTCTACATAAATGGCTTGGTTTTCGCCGACGAGCTTCCTACTCAACTTATGCAGAAAATCTTTCCTAATGTTAGAGATCTTCTCATAAACAGTTGCCACCCTGTGTTTTTGCTTTGTTCTTCTTTTGCTACCATTCTTTCTCCGGGCCAAGATTCGTTGCTGTCTGACTAGCTTGAGTTGATACTTTCTAAATGGTTTCGGGTGATCATACTTATCACCGTCTGAGGTAGTGATAAATGTCTTAATTCCAAAATCAATACCAATTACTGGTTTTGAAATATCAGTAATAGGATCGAGTATATCTGTTTGAATATTCAATGATATAAAGATTTTGCCGCTGGCACTCTTTGAAACTGTAGCCGAGAGTAATTTGTGGTCATCTGGCAGCAAAGATACATCACATTTGATAGTTCCAATAAGTGGTAAATGGATGCCGGCAGCTTTCACCCGGCAAAATGGAAAGCCAATAATAAACGATTGTTTGCTGTGATTCTTAGATTTGAATTTTGGATAATCAGCTTGTTTCCTGAAGAAACTATTGAAGGCTTTGTCTAGATTAGCCAGAGAATGACCCAATGATTGTCTGCTGACATTGGCAAGCCAAGAGTACTCTTCGGCCCTTTTAAGCTTTGTAAGTTCCCTACTCATCTGTAAGAAGCTGGTAGATTTTCCTGTGAGTTTATATTGTTGTGTCTTGTAAGCAAGGAAATAATTATAGATGAATCTAGCACATCCAAAATGGTTATTCAGCAGTGCTGTTTGCGTTCTACTAGGATGTGCTCGGAGTTTTACGGCCTTATATATTTGCATGTATTATATTTAACTAAAATATGGTTCACTTTATTTAATGGATGGATAAATGATAGCTTTCAATTTTCTAACAATAGTGGTTGATAGCTGTCGTTGGGATACTTTTCAATTAGCAGTAACGAAGAATATTGATGCACACTTTGAAGTTGTCGAAGCTGGTGCGATGGCTACATTTACGTATCCGGCTCATGCGGCGATGTTTCAAGGCTTCTTCCCCACTACTGCTGGAGATCGGCCGATCTATAACCGGTTCGAGAAGTCTGTATACCGGTGGTTCTATAAGTCTCGGCGGCCGTGTTTAAGTGAATTGTGTGGTAATGGGTCAATTCCCAAAGTATTGCGCAATAGGGGTTATCGGACTGTTGCAGCGGGTGGTGTTGGGTGGTTCAAACAGCGTACACCCATGGGACTCGGTTTTGAGGATTTTGTCTATGAGTCTGATGGGGTCGTAGCAGTGGCGGAGTTTATCCGTCGTCTTGATAGGGAGCCCTTCTACGGTTTGCTCAATTTTGGCACCACACATCGTCCCTATCGAGTTCCGGGCATGTCTTCAGATTTGGCGAATATAAGAAGTCCCCGATCTGGTAATAACTATCGTTCGACATTTAATAAAAAACTTAGGAATAAGCAGATTAAATGTCTGGAATATACTGATGAATTGCTGGGCAGATTATTTAATTGGCTTGGGTCTAGTAAGTTGCGGACTGTAGTTTGCTTTTGTGCAGATCATGGTGATTGTATGGGTGAGGATAATTGTTATGGCCATGGTTTTGCACATCCCAATGTTATGGCGGTTCCGCTTGGTTGGACGGTATTTATGCCACATGGCCGGTCTTATCCGATAACTGAAGAGAACTTGAAGGTCTGTGGTTTTAAATGATAGTATTCGATTTCTCTCGCCTTACGAAGCCATACCGGCTTAAACGATGCTCTTATCAGCTTCTTCACATGGCCTTGATTGCTGAGGACCTTGGTGAGGAAGTAGTATGCATAGTTAGCCAGGAACATCTCGAGCAGCATTCGTTTATGAAGCGAGCTAGGCGACTTTGGACACCGCGCATTGCCTCTGGACGTGCGATGATTCCGAACGATATTGAGATTTATGTTGCCAAAGCCGATGCTTTCTATCGCGATGATAACTGGGCAGAAGTATCACGATTACCCGGGTTCAAGGTCTGTTTCTGCAACTCAGATCGATGTTTCAGGGAGAGTTCGAAGCCATTTAGGAGCCACCGCGGGCATCCGGTGCAAGATCGGGCCGATCTTTATATGCCGGTGAACCATACCCCGCAGCTTCTTAAGACTCATGGTGATAAGGTGATCCCTACCTCGCATCCCATTGATCCAAGAATGTATGAGTTATTTATGCGCGAGGGAGTGTATCATCACTATCTCCGCGATGAGTTGGATGAGTTGATTGAAGTGTTTCGGGAAGAAGAAACCGGCATTGCTGGTTTCATGGGTAACAAAGCACCATCCCATACCAGAATCGAGACAATAGATCAGTTTCCGGAGTGGGCCGAGTTCCAGTGGGAACGGGGTACCCCATCGCGTGAATTTATCCGGTGGATGATGCATTACCGCGGTTGTATTGATATGAGGGGGAATGGCGACAAGAGTTTGCGCTTTACTGAGGCAGCCATGCTGGGGAGAACTCTTATTTGCCAGCATTGGCCGTCTACTTATTATCCACTACTAGAGGATAGGCATAATTGTTTGTTTGTAGACCAATGGTCTGACCTCGATAGTATATATGACCGGGCGACATGGGAATGCTTGGCGAAACAGTCGATGCAGGATTATAGAACTGGCTGGTCGCTGCGCGCTCAGGTGAAACTCTTTATTACAAGAGCACGAGGTGGACATGAGCAAAGTAGCATTAATCACAGGAATAACGGGACAAGTAGGGAGTTACCTAACTGAATTATTGCTTGACAAGGGGTATGTTGTTCACGGTATCGTTAGGCGGTGTTCTACCTTTAACACAGATCGTATAGATCATCTTTATCAGGACCCCCATGATCCGGACGTCAAATTATTTCTTCATTTTGGCGATATGTCAGATAGTGATAGTCTCAATAATATTTTGGGCAAGGTACAGCCGGATGAAGTGTATGGATTGGCAGCCCAGAGCCAAGTCCGTGTCTCATTTGATATCCCAGAGTATACCTTCGATGTGGTTGGTACTGGTGTCTTTAGGATACTAGAGGCAATCCGGCGAATGAGCAAGCCTGTTAAGTTTTATCAATCAAGTTCAAGCGAAATGTTCGGATCTTCACCGCCGCCACAGAATGAGAAAACCACATTTCATCCACGTAGCCCATATGCAATTGCCAAGGTTGCAGGTTATCATGCTACTGTGTTTTATCGGGAAGCATATGGTTTATTTGCTTGTAATGGGATAATGTTTAATAACGAAAGTCCGCGTCGTGGCGAGACTTTCGTTACCCGTAAGATTACCAAGGCCGTGGCTAGGATTGCGCTAGGTAGGCAGGATAAGCTGTATCTCGGCAATCTTGATGCCAAGCGCGATTGGGGCTATTCAGGAGATTATGTAAAAGCTATTTGGGGCATGCTACAACACGACAAGCCAGATGATTATGTTATTGCCACCGGTGAAACCCATTCAGTACGGGATTTTGTCGAAAAGGCATTTAAGGCGGTTGGCCTTAAAAGTCAGGATCATGTATGCTTTGATGAGCGGTATCTGCGGCCAGCAGAGGTGGATGCTCTTTGCGGAGATGCCACTAAAGCCAAGGAAGTACTTGGATGGAAGCCTGAGCACGATTTCATTGATTTGGTTAGGATGATGGTTCAAGCAGACTACGAGTCAGAATCAAAGAAAGGAACCGACGATGTACCAACGGCAACCTAAACCCGATGAATCAGTAGAGTTGATGAACGGGAGTATCTGCACACCGGTTGCTACACTTAAGGATGAATATGGCGGTGTATCGCACATTGTAATCGATGACCATTGTTATGTTCTGGTTAATGATCGCACTATCGTGAAGCATTGGTTCACGGAGGCTGTCACAGCCTTGCAATTACTTCCGGCTAATCCCAGGACTTTAGAACCGGTAGTTTGTTGCGCTGGTGTTTCATTGGGGGATCAACCACCTGCTCCATTAGCTCGAAAAGACAAGCCGTCGACCTGAGGCTGCCACTCTCGTAGGCCAGGTCGGCGTACAAGCTGTTAAGCTCTGACAAGAACATTTGGTCTGGTCATGTGCTCCTCTATAATACCGGGTAAAGATACTTATAGAGGTAGTCTTATGTCAGTCGAGTTGAAACAATTCATCCGGGAAAGGTGTTTCGATTTCGGTACTCTATATTCCCTAGAGGAGGAGTTCAACAAGATCGGGTTGACTATTCAACCAACTTGTGGTGGAGATATGATACTCTGTCGGCTTGTGAATAATATACCGGTTGCTGAGTCTCTTGGTGTTGATCATCTTTATGTTGGTACTCAGTCTCGTCCCAGAGACGAGATGCCACACAAGCTGATAAAGTGTGTTCTTGAGTTTATTGATATGGCCTGTGGGAGTCCGGCCAAACCGACAAATACCAAGCAGTCCCATCACACCGGGCATACCGGTTTTTATGGTAAAGCTTTGGAGGTTGTCGGTCCTATCATGCAAGATATGGCTTTGAGTCAGGCCGAAATTAAGGATAATTTACTTGGCGCTATCAAAGAATGGTGTGATGGTCAAGTATAATAATTATTTAGCGTAGATAAAACAGAATTTTTTACCACCCCACTTTTTGTGATACCCATACTCCTTTGCGAAATCTGACTCTTTCATACTCATGGTCTTAGCTCGTTGGTAGAGTGTTTTCTTGTGCATCACAAACCCATCTATGTCTACATACCAATAATCAGGAGCGACAGTATGATGCAATTTGAAGTTGGATGCTTTGTAGATTGTCCCAGTGTGCCCAACAGTAGTATCAGCATAAGCAACAACTAATTCTTTAATATTTTTAACTGCTTTGGATATAAACCAACTAGCAAAATTCTTCTTATGATAAGAAGGATGAATGCATAATCTAGACAATTCCCTAACACCACCATCAACCAAATCGAACTGCCCAGCAGTATTCTGTCTTAATGGTGGACTAAAAACCATACAAGCAATTAACTCACCCCTATAATAAGCGCCGAAGCATTTCCCACCCCTCCCCTTACCAATATAATGGTAAGCATCAAGGAATGATTTAATATCTCCGCTCGATACTTCTCTTAATTCAATATTCTTAAAATCAAAATCTTTTGTTTTAATATCAATACCTAGTTTTAATTTTAATCTATCAAGCACCCTATCCTTAGCATAGAATTCGTGCTCCCAGACATATATTATCTCATGCTCTGGAAAATAACGATTAATATATGTAAACTTGGATTTATCGTTTCTAATTGCCTTTGGGAGCGAATGCCAGTAATCGCCCTGACACTCAATGAGCAAATGTCTATGCATCTTGTTTTGCTTGGGAATTAGACAATCAAAGGCATAATATCCAATAGCTGTCTCGGTTCCTTCTTTACAATATTCCACATCGAGATCGTCAAGGTATTTATACAATTGTAATTGGATTGAGCTTATTCTGGGCATATTGGCTCGGACAATAGCCATTCGCTTTTTGTATTCTGGTGTATTATGAATAGCAATCATTTTTTCTCGGTATTCTTCATTTTCCCATAGGTGTTTTGAGCTATCGCTGAGTATTTTACCCATCCGATTTCTAAATTCTGGTTGATCCCACAATGCTTGTATAGTAGCAACCATTTTTTCTCGGTATTCTTCATTTTCCCATAGGCGTTTTGTGCTGTTGCTGAGTATCTTACTCATCCGCTCCTTGTATTCTGGTTGGTCCCACAATGCTTTCATAGCAGTGGTTATTTGTTCTCGATATTCTTCATTTTCCCATAGGTGTTTTGTGCTATCGCTAAATATCTTACTCATTCGCTCTTTATATTCTGGTTGATTCCAAATAGTTATCATTTTTTCTCTGTATTCTGGCTGCTCCCAGAGAGATCGCATAATAGCAGCAGCTTTTTCTTTATATTCCGGTGTGCTGTGGGTATCTATTTGGTTTTCTCGATATTCTTCATTTTCCCACAGGCGTTTTGAATTATTGCTGATTATCTTAGTCATCCGATTTCTAAATTTTGGTTGATTCCATAGTGTTCGCATGGCAATGATTAATTGTTTTCTGTGTTTTTTTCTATATTCTTCATTTTCCCATAGGTGTTTTGAGCTGTCGCTGAGCATCTTAGTCATCCGGCTTCTAAATTCCGGTTGATTCCACATGGCCTGTATAGTGGTAATCATTTTTTCTCTGTATTCTGGCTGCTCCCAGAGAGATCGCATAATAGCAGCAGCTTTTTCTTTGTATTCTGGTGTACTGTGGGTATCTATTTGTTTTTGTCTAAATTCTTCAGATTTTAGTATAGACAGCATTCTTTTTCTATATTTTGGATTATTCCAATTATTCTTAGATGCTTCAGATAATTTGCGCCGATAGTCTTTACATTTTCGTTTTTGTTGCGATGCTTTCTTTTGGGCGGCCATCGCTTTTTCTGTTCTTAAAGCAGCTACGGCAGATTTGGTATATTCTGGATTATTAGCATGGGCTCTCCTAACCCCGCTTTTTACTTTGGCTCTATATTCATCATCCTGCCATTTCAATTTTCCCGCAATTTTGTGTTTTTCTTGCTGGTTGCGGACATATTCTTCATTATTCCATACTTTTTGCATGCTCAAACTTGCTTTAGCGGCAATATTTTGTTTGTATTCTTGATTCTCCCATTGTTTTTTGACACTACAGCTTTTGCAGACTGGTTTATATAGCTTTCCTCCTCTGCCTCGCACCGAATCATATCTAACTTCAACGAATATATTGCATTGATAACACCGCACCAGCACGCGATCCGCGGCTTTTAACTTCTGAGAGGCATAATTGAATCTTCGCTGGGTTTCTTCCCAATCAATAAAATCCCATTTATTCATTGTTGTCTCAAGCAAAAATAATGTGTTGAATTTTGAAGCCTGTCTTCATTAAAATACGTTCAAAGGAGATCACAATGGCATCACAACCCGCCAACACTTTAATCAATGTCTTTCGCAGGGTTCGGGCTTTCCGACAAGATCATCGGCACGAGAGCGTAGAGGCTCTGACTAAGCATCTTCGCCCGCTGGTGATGAGCGTTCCCGGTGAGGAAATCCTGTCTGGCGTATTGACCAGGGACACGACCCTGCAAGACTTCTCGACCTACATGGGTGAGGCGCGTCATGACGCTACTCGTGGATTCCCGATCGTCATCGGGCTTCTGCCGCAGAAGGCTTTCTCTGATGCCCAAGAGGGGATTACCGGCGTAGACTTCGGCTTCCAGATTGGTAGAGACAAATTCCTCCACCATGCTGCAGCTAGTCTGGCCGCACGTGATCTGCACAGTGATCTTCGCGACGACACTCAAGTTGCGAACATGTAATCGAAGGATTGCGGGGTAGGAATCTCAGCATGGAGTGCTGATGGATTGAAAAATTAACTAAATCAGCCATACTATCTAGTATGGCTGATTTTGTATTATAATATTGTGGTTATATGTAAGATATGTGGGTCTGAAAAGCGGGGCATAAGTTGTAGCCTGTGTCGTCAAAGAGTCTCGCACAAGTTTAAGTTGATAAATTGGGAAGCTACCAAAATCAAGTTCGGCTACCCCGACAACTATGTCTTACAGAAGCCAGATGTGGTCATAATTACTTGTCGGTGCGGCGAGTCTAAGGAAGTGTTATGGCGGTCTATACGTGCAAACCGGTGTTTGTGCCGTTCTTGTGTTAGCAAAGCACTTTGGGAGGATCCCGAATACCGTAATAAACTAGACGCTATAATGAGTACTGATGATTGGAAGGAAAAGCATCTGGCTAGTTGTCAGCTAGACGAGCACAGAGCTAGATTGTCGGAGTCCAGTAAGCAGAATTGGGATAATGCTGAATATCGAAACCAAATGGTTTCTAAGATTCGTGAGTTTGTGAAAACCGAGCAATATTTAGAGAGGCAGTCAGCACAATCTAAACGAAATTGGAAACGTACTGACTATCGTAAGAAACAACACGAATCAGCAAGACGCAAATGGATGAATCCAGAATATCGACAGAAAATGGCTAAAGTATGGGCCACTCAGTTGGGGACGGTGAGTTCCATACAGCGGCAATTATATAAATACTTAGATGACTTGCGGCCTGTTGATTTAGACGACGCCCGTTGATCGGGAGCGTATAATTTGTGAGTAAGACATTCGTTGGCTCCGATGGCAAGGAAGGAGTTGCGCCATGGCGACTGAGGATTATTGGGCCGACGCGACGTTCGATCGCGGCAGTAGCTTGTTCTCGGTCTATTTTCCCACCCTCGATTCGCTGATTTCGCCCGACGATCCCGTCCGCTTGATCGACGAAGTCCTGGATGCGGTCGATTGGTCGCCGTGGGAAGACGATTATCCGAGACGTAAAGGGCAGCCGCCGATCCAGCCCAAACGCATCGCCGCAGCCATCCTCTATGGCATGTACCGGGGCATCCGCAGCAGCCGAAAACTCGAAGAAGCGTGCAATTATCGCTTCGATTTCATCTGGCTCGTCCAAGGGCGGCACATCGATCACACCACCTTCAATAAGTTCCGTACCCGGTTTCGCCAGCCTCTCAAAGACCTGTTCCGGCAAATCGGGTGCATCGCCATGACGCTCGGTTTGATCCGGCTCGGCGAAGTCGCCTTTGACGGCACGCGCGTCAAAGCCAACAACAGCCGGTATCAAACCCGCACCGCCAAAACCTTGCAAGAGAAACTGCAGGCCCTGGACGAATTGTTCGAGCAACTGCTGAGCCGCTCGACGAAGCCGACGCGGATGGCATGGGTAGCTCGACCCACTTACCGGACGAACTGGCCGAGGTCGAGCAGCGGCGGCAGCTTGTCCGAGCGGCCCTCGATCAGGCCCGTGCCGCCGACGAAGCCCGCCGACAGCAAGGCGTCAACCCGGAAAAGAACCCGGCGCAGGTCCCCACCAGCGACCCGGATTCCCGCGTGATGCCCAACAAAGAAGGCGGCTACGCTCCCAACTACACCCCGGTTGCCACGACCGACGGCGAGCGGGGTTTCATTCTGGATTGCGACGTGCTGGCGGAAGTCAACGAGGGTTCGGCGGCGTTGCCGAGCGTGGACCGGATCGAAGAAACGTTCGGCCGGCGGCCGGAGCGGTTTTTGACCGACGCCGGTAACAACAGCGGCCAGATCATGGTCGGCATGGAAGAGCGCGGGGTGGAGTTTTACGCCCCAGTCGAGTCGAATCAGCCGCAAGCGGGCAACCCCGCCTTGCGCGGCGACCCGCGTGAGGCGGTAGCGGAATCGCAGTGGCCGGACCTGCCGCGGAACGACCAGGGCCGACTGGATAAGTCGTGTTTTGTGTATCACGAATCGGAGGACCAATACTATTGTCCGCAAGGTCATGCGATGCCGTTTGAAACGACCAAGCCGGAGAAGCGTGGTGGCGAGGTGATTCAGAAACGGATTTACCGCTGCGGTGCCTGTGCGGGCTGTCCGCTGGCCACGGCCTGTCTGTCGCCGAAGAACAAGCGTGGCCGCACGATCACCCGCGACCAATACGAAGAGGTGCGGGAACGGACGGCGGCGCGGATGGCGAGCGAATCGTCTCGGCAGCTTTACAACCAACGGCCTCGGATCGCCGAGACGACGTTTGGGATTCTGAAGTCGGTGATGGGTTTCCGTCAGTTTTTGTTGCGTGGATTAGAGAAGGTGAAAACGGAATGGCTGTGGGCCGCGACGGCGTTCAATGTGATGAAATTGAGTCGCGAGATAGGGAAACTGCGCGCCGAGTTTGCGGAAATGGCAGCGAGTGGGTAAGACTGGAAAGGAGAGAAGAATGCGCAGTCGCGAACGCTTGTCGCGTGGACCTCCATGGATCGCGGATCAGTCACGAAACTGAGTTGTGTCGGGTTCTGCATCTCAGTTTTGTCGTCCACGACGTTTCGCAAACCGCCAAACGTCGAAAAGCATCGTAATATCACTGCATCAAATCAACAGGCCGCTTGGGTGTTGATTATGTTGAGGAGAGCCCCGACACAGCTATTGGCTATTATGCATTTGACTGTCTGGTATCAAAACAGAACAGCATGACCAAGTACTTATTAATTGAATGTCAGGGCGATTACTGGCACTCATCACAAGATGCTCAACGTAGGGATAAATCCAAGTTTACCTATATTAATCGCTATTTTCCTGAGCATGAGATCATGTATATCTGGGAGCACGAATTTTCTGCCAAGGATAGAGTACTTGATAGATTAAAATTAAAACTAGGTATTGATATTAAAACAAAAGATTTTGATTTTAAGAATGTTGAATTAAGAGAAGTATCTGGTGGGGATATTAAATCATTTCTTGATGCTTATCATTATATTGGCAAGGGGAGGGGTGGGAAATGCTTTGGCGCTTATCACGGAGACGAATTGATTGCTTGCATAGTTTTTAGTCCACCATTAAGACAGAATACTGCTGGGCAATTTGGCTTGGTTGACGGTGATATTAGAGAATTATCAAGGCTTTGTATTCATCCATCTTATCACAAGAAGAATTTTGCTAGCTGGTTTATTTCTCGAGCTATTAAGCTGATCGATTCCAAGTTAGTTATTGCTTATGCCGATACTACTGTTGGTCATGATGGTACTGTTTATAAAGCTAGTAATTTTGAATTGCATCATACTGTTCCTTCTGATGATTGGTATGTGGATGGGGATAGATTTGTGATGCACAAGCGTACTCTTTATGGTAGAGCTTGTAAAATGGGTATGATAGAATCGGATTTCGCAGAGGAATATGGCTATGTGAAGAAGTGGGGTGGTGAGAAGCTATGTTATGTGCTTGAGGTATAGAGGATGGTGGCGATCTGGACCAAAGATAATTACAGAATAACCGTCCAGAGGAGTTCCAAATGGCCAACCAAGTTCCATTCACAGCCCACATCAAAGTCGTCCCGCATCGGGGTCAAGCCACCGATACAACCGGCCCGGGATACAAAGAACAAGGAGCCGTTCGGAGATCCGCTCGAGCCGATTTCGTCCGAGACCTCCAACGTCTCGCAACTCTTGTCTATAGCGAACTAGAAGCCAACGAACCAGACAGGATTACTCTACCCAAACCCGGTGGCGGCCAATTCCGGATGTTTGGCAGCTATAGTACATTACAATATGGTGCCGCTGCCAAACCGCAAATCGGCAACCAACCTTCTTTACTTATGATCGAGGGATTCTTTACAGCACCCGAAGCCAGCCACGCTGCACTAGTCCAACCATTTGCTAGGATGCCAGTTATTCATGGTGGTAGCTATTTCGCTGGACAAAATGGACAGTGGGCATGGGATCCTAGTGGATTACCAAACACTGATGTTGAGGCCGAGGTTATTGAGCTTAAGCAATTGATCGAGGCTGCGATCTCTGCTGTGTCGGACGAGTCTGGACATGCTCTTGGTCTTTTCCGATTGCAATATAAATCTGCCACTTGGGGCGATGGCGGCCACCATTTTCCCAGGCCTTGAGGGTCATACTCATCGATAATTACCAATTTTGTGCAGTTCGCTTTGTGTGTTAGATACTTCAAACATATAATCGGAGGGTTAGAAAATGCCCCGATATGATTTTGAAGTTCCACGTCCCCGCGGCCTTATTAGTGCCAATGATTGTCCGGTCTCAGAGGAGATTAAGACATACTGTGTAAAGGATTTTATTCTTCATATGCTGCTTGCACGCGTCACCACCGAAGGCGGTGATACAGTAGAATTTGAGACCATTTTTAACCCAGTGGTAAATGCGCTAGAGATTGATGCTCCTGACGAGATCTTAGAGGCGATCGAGTCCATTAATGTTGGACCGAATCTCCAAAGATTTCTTGATTGGTTGAATAATGTCTCTGATCAGTTCAGCATCATCGATACCGATTTGGGTACCTGGGGTGCTGGACTTGTCTTGAGGCAGGTCGATGATACGGCCTATGAAAATGCCTGGACCATGATCCGTCAGACAAATGGTCATGGTGCGGGTGACGGCTCCCTTCGCTTCACTTATGGAACTAACGCTGCTGGCCATCTCAACCCCCTAGTAATTTACTTTGGTTCCGCCGGCACTCTCGGTATAGGTCGAATACCGGCTGCCGGGGTCGAGCTTGATGCTGGTATTACTCGATTCGGCGATAGCACTACTAATTATACCACATTCTCTGCTACCGGTGATTTAACGCTGGTCGGCACAGCGCGAGTCGAACGGCATATTTGTATTGGGGCGGCTTCTTGGCAAGGAGGAGTCGCTGGTCCTACTGCATCATTTGAGGGGGTATTTTCAACATTAGATTTTGATGCTGCATCAGATGATGAGGCATATTACACACTAG